CTAAAGCCTTCCAGGCTTTAGTCCTCCTTCGCGCTCACGCGCAATCACTCGTTTAGAGTGTTAACTTCTACGAAAGGAGCTTTGTATTATGTCAGCCAAGTACCGATTTCCTGGGAAATCTAAGCAAAGGATAACGTTCTCGGATGTACTACTCCCAGCCTCTGAGCTGAGACGTATATCCGATAACTTTCTTCAGGCTTCCTTCGGAGGCGGTGTTAAGCGTCTCCGAGAGAAGAATGAAACCATTGCTTATGCGACCCGCCCGAAGAGTCAAAGGGCTCTTCCATGCTGGTGCAGGCACAAGACTGTCGAATACACATTTGGTTATTCCCCGAATAGTGATATTCGGAACACGATCTCTAGTCCCACTGTTAAATACTTGGGATTTGGAGAGACTGTGGATAACGAAATGGCTGGCTCCACTATAGGCCAGGCGGCTGCGAAGGCAGCATTGGGTGTCGCGTATCAAGATGCGGCACTCTCAAACGCCCAGTCATTGCTCGACTCCGTATGGAGTCGTATCAAACCAGATTTAACAGAGGTATCTGTTCCTAATTTCCTTTGGGATATAGGGCAGATTTCTTCACTCTGGAAACTCTGGAATAGTCGTAGAGGTTTCTTAGCAAATGTTGCAAATGCTAACCTCAATTACCAATTCGGCTGGAAACCCACTATTGGGGATATCAGCGCGATGGTAAACGCGGTTAGAACTCTGCAGCAAAAGCTAAGGGATTGGGAACGATCAGTTGGTCAGCTAAAGAAGCGCCAATTGACCGTCTCGAATAACACTATCGGCAAGACAGGTTCCGCAGCTGTTTCCAGCTGGGGAACTGTAACTTGGAGTGTGTCATTTACACAAAAGGTTACCGCCCATATAGTTTTCCGTCCCTTGCCCTTAAAGGCATATACGGACCTAGAAAAACTATTGAGAGGTACTCTCGATAGTCTTGGGTTTGAGCTGAATCCAAAGATCCTTTGGGACGCAGTTCCATTCTCGTTCGTTGTTGACTGGTTCGTCAACATCGGGCAATATTTGGAACGATTCAAAAGTGATACTTTGGAGCTTCCGATAAAGCTGGAGGCAGCTTACCTTCAGAATAAGGAGACGATGATTATAGATTGTAGGACGCGCAACAATGGCGTAGCCAATGAAGTGCCTCCTTCAAACTATGCTGGTTCACACCGCGTTGAAACTTTTTTCAACAGAGTGCCGACCGGACCGAGCCTTTCTATTCAGAATAGCCCGGAATGGCGAACCCCAACACGTAACCAAGCTGGACTTTTGTTTAGCTTGTTTGCATCGAAGCATTGATTTTCTGTCAATGTCTTCACCGGTACTTTTTCCGGAAACAAAGTGTCCAATTTGGGCACGCATCATCCCTTTTAGGGAGAGGACGTACACATGTCCATAGGAACTTCCCTTGCTCTTTCAAAAGATAGTCCGACTGACGTAGATACGAATTTAGCAACCTTCGATCTACGAGCGGCAGATCTTAATCGGAGCGAATTCTCTGTGGCTGGCTTAACAGCTCCTGCAGAGAAACTCTTGTCGATCTCTCACGAGGTTGGCAAGAGTGGCGAAGCTCGACACTTGGTCCGTTTCGACGAAACTGTTGTCGATGCGAATCTTGTGCCGGCAACGATTTCCGTTTATACGGTTATCGTTCGCCCACCTAGCACCGCCATCACGAACGCTCTCGTAATTGAGAACGTAAACCGTATGATCGACTTCTTAATTGAAGGCGGAGTCAACGGCAACGTGACGAAGGTACTCAATAATGAGGTCTAGTTTCAGACTCATTATCCTGGGGGCGTTCGCCCTCGGGTTCCTTCTAATGGCATGTCTCGCGATGGTTCTCTCGAATTATATCGAGATTACTGCGCGGGCTGTGCCATAGGCTTGCGTCTCACCCAAACTGTTAGGTGTAAGTGAGGGTAGTACCTGGTTAGGCCATGGGTACGTTCTTCGGAGACCGTCTATGGATTACATAGGTAGTCGGAAGAGCCTTGATACATATCGCGAGATATGGATCAACCTGGCGAATAACCAACGCTACTCAAGGTACATCGATGAGAGGGACATAAAAACCTTTCACCGGCGACTTGAGAATGAAGGGATACACTTTCTAACGTCTGTCTTACCACTTTTTGGTAAGGCGCTTGATTCTTCTTTTTCCGTTGGTTTCAACGGTAAGTATGAAGCACCGGCGGGATTTTCATGTTCCGCTGATGGCATACCTCACTTTTTAGGTATGGCAACCAGGTGGGCGTTAGATGGTGATTCAATAGCGGTAGATTGTGTAAGGCAACTGTCTTACATCTTCTACAAACTGGAGGTTGACTTTGATCAGAATGTCGTCAAAGACTTTCTTGACAACTTTGAAAAAGTTGATCAAGATCTTTCTGCTTTCACAGAAGAAAGGCTTTTAGCCAATCCACTCGTGATCGCAGCGAAGGACTATATCAGGAGGATTTTGTGTAATTTCGATCCTCTTGATATACGTCCTCGTCACGGAAGCGGTGCAACTGCTTGCCGTACGACAAACTACGAGAAGTGGGAAAAGCTTCGATATTATCCAAAGCTTGATTCCGTCTACTCGTACTCTGATTACTTCTTCTATTCTGTCACTCATCTAGTCGATGAATATGACAAATTAGTTGAAGCTAAAGAGTCAGTCCCTATGGCACGTGTTTGTCTTGTGCCTAAGGACTCGCGAGGTCCCCGTATAATTTCTTGTGAGCCTGCTGAGTTAATGTATATTCAGCAGGGTCTCATGTTGAAGTTATACGAAATACTCGAGAACCACAATATGACCAAGGGCTGCATAAATTTTGCAGACCAAGGGGTCAACCGAGAGTTGGCTCATTCATCCAGTATAACTGGGGAGATGGCAACTCTTGATTTGACTGATGCATCTGATCGTGTTTCGTTGAACCTAGTCAGGGTACTTTTTCCCGAGAACTGGGTCGAAGCCCTCGAATCTTGTCGATCCGAGAGCACGAAATTACCAGATGGTCGTATTGTAAAGTTAAACAAGTTTGCCCCTATGGGGTCGGCTTGTTGCTTTCCAGTAGAAGCGATGGTCTTTTGGGCTATCGCTTGCGCGTGTATACAAAGTGCGAGATTAAAACACTCGTGCTACGTATACGGTGATGACATCATAGTACCTGCCGGTCTGGCAGATATCGTGATGGAAGGTCTTGAATCCGTTGGTTTGAAAGTCAACGTTAACAAGTCCTTCAAAGAAGGTAACTTTCGGGAATCGTGTGGTGGTGATTATCATAATGGTTATGATGTCACTCCTGTGCGGATCCGGAAGTCCTTTCATTCATCGAGTACAAGCCTCGCCGCTGACACTGATTTGGCTAATAATTTTATTGCCAAGTTTGGGAAGGAGCTAGCATTACCGATCATCAAGTTAATTGAAGATCACTATGCTATACCTTTTCCTAGGACTCTTCTCGATTTGCCTTGCAGCATTCGATTAGAGCCTTGTGCCAGCAATGATGTTTTTTATCGTCGTAGGTGGAATTCCCATTTGCAACGATTCGAACATCGCATCCAGCGTGTTTTCGCTAGGGCATTAGCCCGACGCGACCCGGATTGGGTTGAACTCCTGAGGAAGGAGCTTACACGTGGAACAGAAGGCGGGGTAACCGACAAGTATGCTAACTCCATTACTTTACAGGAGTTAGCACTCGAGCCGGGTTACTACGTTGATCCCCATGCGACGACCACAACATGGGGGTGGAGTTGGCTTGGTTAGCCACTCTTCGCTAGGTGCAGTGTAACTTTCGCACTGTGTCCTAGCAGCGGGGGGGCCATCAGCAG